TGTCACAGGGCAAACAGGATCTGCAGGAGCTACAGGTGCAACAGGAGCAGGGTCTACAGGGTCTACAGGATCTACAGGGCAAACAGGATCTGCAGGAGCTACAGGTGCAACAGGAGCAGGAGCCGCAGGGTCTACAGGATCTACAGGGCAAACAGGATCTGCAGGAGCTACAGGTGCAACAGGAGCAGGAGCTGCAGGGTCTACCGGATCTACAGGGCAAACAGGATCTGCGGGAGCTACAGGTGCAACAGGAGCGGGAGCTGCAGGGTCAACAGGCTACACAGGTCAAACAGGTCAAACAGGACAAACAGGATCAACTGGCAGAACAGGCCCCACAGGTCCCATCGGCCAAACGGGGCCCGCCGGCACCCTGACCGCTGTCTACTATGTGGCCAAGAACGGCAGCAACACCAACACGGGCAACATCGGCAATCCCTTCTTAACCATTCAGAAGGCAATCGATACGGCAGCATCAGTTAATAGTACAACAATCTATGTGGCGCCCGGTGAATACGACGAAAAACTGACTCTTATTACGAAACCCAACCTCTCGATCATCGGATTAACCAATGACACCTATCGGTCTCAAGGTGTTGCCATTCGTCCCCTCACGGTTGCAGATCTCTCAGCCGCACTGATCTATGTGGATGCAAGTGGTTATTCGGGAGGTGGCAGTCTCCCGAATTTAATCACAACGATCGAAAACATCTTTTTGTATCCCACGGCGACCCAGACGGGACCCATTGTCCTATTCACAGGTAACACGGTGCCCATTAATCTCATTCTGCAGAATGTCTCCTGTATTCCTTCACCGGCTATCCAGTCCGTTCTGCAAAGTATCGTGGTGGATCCGTCACCCTCCTATTCCGCCTCTTCTCGAATCACCCTCAACAACTGCACCTTCGATGCAAACTGCACCAAGCCGATGCTGGATATTAGCGGCACTACCCATTTCTTTTTGGCGAATGCATGCAGTTTCTCGAATAGCGGGAGTTCTGAGATTGTTCGCGTCGGCACCACAACGGCCGCCGCCTCTACCTTCGCAAACTCGGTATTTACCCAGGGCTCCACAACGTTTCCTGCAATCCTCTCGTATGCACAGAATTCAGCGGCCTTTACTCCCAGTTCCACCTTCTCCTCCTGTTACATGATTATGACGGATGCGAATGCAACGGCTCCTCTTATTCGTCTCATGGGGGGAGTTGGCAACTACAATCCGTTGTCAGCCGCATTCCCCCTTCCACCCTATCCGTTTACTCTTCGCAACTGTCAACTATATAGTTCAGCATTCTCTATTCCATCCGTTCTTCCTGCTGCTGCCCAGAACCTCATTGATCTCTCGGGGTCTACAGGAAACTGCATCTATCTGGAGAAGAACACTTTAGCCAGCAATGCGACAGGAAATCTGGTCAATGGACTTGCCACGAACTCTATGTACTATTCAGCGAATACGCTGGGGGGCTCCTTACTAACCTACAGTTCTGCGATCACTAAATCGGCCTTGCCGCTCGACATTGGAAGCCCGACGGGAGCTACGGGACGAACAGGTGCGACAGGATCTACAGGGTATACAGGGCGCACAGGTTCGACAGGCTACACGGGGGTCACTGGATCCACGGGCTATACAGGGGTCACTGGTTCTACAGGGCCCACAGGTCTTCTATCGATTACAGGAACCAACTATGGCGACTATGTGTACTGGAACGGAAATGCTTGGGCTGCAGGGAGCCAACAGGTATCTATCGGAGGAGGCGCAGGACAGACAGGGCAGGGCACGAACGGCGTGGCCATCGGCTTCCAGGCAGCCACCAGCAATCAAGGCCTAGGATCGGTCGCCATCGGCTATCAGGCCGGCTTCACAGGTCAGAAAAACTATTCGGTTGCCATCGGCTACCAGGCGGGCTTCACAGGGCACGGAACGGGCTCCATCGCCATTGGCTACCAGGCAGGCTATGCGGATGCCTCGGGTCCCAACTCGATTGCCATTGGAACCCAGGCGGGACTGTACGGCCTCGGTTCCAACTCGATTGCAATAGGAAACTTGGCGGGCCCTACAGGCGCCGCCTTCAGCAATACTATTATTCTGAATGCCTCAGGAACAGGGCTCAGTCCTAACACGGGATCCGCATTCTATGTAAATCCAATTCGGAACACGGTGGGATCCTCTACCGTGGCCGCAGATGTATCCAATATCTTGTTCTACAATCCAACAACGAAGGAAGTCACGTATGCGACGGCATCGGCCTATGGCCCCACAGGCTACACAGGATCCACAGGCTACACGGGGGTCACAGGTTCGACAGGCTATACGGGGGTCACTGGATCCACGGGCTACACGGGTGTCACAGGAGTCACGGGTTCTACAGGATTCACTGGATCCACGGGTTCTACAGGATTCACCGGTGTCACGGGGTCTACAGGATACACGGGAGTCACAGGATCTACAGGCTACACAGGAGTCACAGGATCCACAGGATTCACAGGTGTTACGGGTTCTACAGGCTACACGGGGGTCACAGGATCTACAGGCTACACAGGAGTCACAGGATCTACAGGGTTCACGGGTGTCACAGGATCCACAGGCTATACGGGGGTCACTGGCTCCACGGGCTTCACAGGTGTCACGGGATCTACAGGATTCACCGGTGTCACGGGGTCTACAGGATTCACAGGAGTCACGGGTTCTACAGGCTACACGGGTCAAACAGGCATCACAGGCCCCACGGGTCTTTTATCCATTACAGGAACGAATTATGGCGACTATGTGTTCTGGAACGGCTCGGCGTGGGCGCCAGGGAGTCAACAGGTGTCCATCGGGGGGCAAGCAGGACAGACAGGGCAGGGCACGAACGGCGTCGCCATCGGCTACCAGGCAGCCACCAGCAATCAAGGCCTAGGATCGGTCGCGATCGGCTATCAGGCTGGCTTTACAGGCCAGAACGCCTATTCGGTTGCGATCGGGTACCAAGCCGGCTTCACAGGCCACGGAACGGGTTCTATCGCCATCGGCTACCAGGCGGGCTACCAGGACTCCATTGGCCCCAACTCGATTGCAATTGGAACTCAGGCGGGTCAGTACGGTCTCGGCTCCAACTCGATTGCGATTGGATATTTGGCAGGCCCCACGGGCGCAACCTTCAGCAACAACATTATCCTAAATGCCTCAGGGACGGGTCTGAGCCCCAATACAGGCTCGGCGTTCTATGCCGCGCCGATTCGGAATACCGTTGGATCTTCAACAACCGCGATGGACACATCCAATGTTCTGTTCTATAACACCTCAACGAACGAAATCACCTATGGTACCAAGTCTCTGACCAACAATATACAAACGGAACAGTTTATGGTGGCGGGAGGAGCAGGGACAAATACATTATCGCATACCTATGATGGTATTAATTGGATCGCCGATGGAAGCTCTGTGTTTACTACTCAAGTAAATGGGGTAGCTTGGAACGGTTCCCTCTGGGTTGCGGTTGGCTCAGGAACCAATACACTGGCCTATTCATCGGATGGAATTAACTGGACGGGATTAAGCCCTTTTAGTACTCAGGGAAATGCAGTGGCCTGGAACGGGTCTCTTTGGGTTGCAGTTGGATTGGGGTCGGCGGCACAATCAATTATCACTTCACCTGATGGGAAAACATGGACAAATCGCGGAGCTGCAACTGGTGCATTTGGTGGTACTACGCCCCAAGGATTTGGAGTTGCCTCCAATGGTTCTATCTGGATTGCGGTGGGTGGAGCAGCCACTTCGCCAACAAATACAGTTGTCTATTCAACGGATGGAGTTACCTGGACGGGTCTAGGAGCTTCTATTACTTCTGGTAATGGACGGGGAGTTGCATGGAACGGGACGCGTTGGGTTGTAATCGACGCAAACGGACGCAGATCCTATTCAACAACTGGAATTACTGCTTGGACAACGAATGACGCGGGTATTTTTACTACCGGTGGAGGTGGAGTGGCTTGGAACGGTTCGCTCTGGGTTGCGGTGGGTGGTAATTCAAGTTCAAACACAATTGCTACTTCACCCGATGGAATTACCTGGACGGGTTTAGGAAGGCCTGTATTTAGTACAATTGGCAATGGAGTTGCCTGGAATGGCTCTCTCTGGGTTGCAACTGGCACTGGCGGTAATACAATTGCCTATTCATTGGATGGAACAAACTGGGTTGGATCTGGAACCTCGATGTTTACCACAGGATACGCAGTCGCCAGTCGTCGTATTCTTCCCTTTATCGGCGACCAGCTGATTCCTATTACAGTTCGCACCGTGAATCAAGCTCTTGCGATTGGAGGGGGTGCAGGGACTCAAGTTCAAGGGGCGAGTGCAATTGCAATCGGCACTCAAGCCGGTTGGTGGACGCAAGGAGCCAATTCGGTAGCGATCGGCTACCAGGCCGGCTTTACAGGACAGAACGCAAATGCAATAGCCATCGGCTACCAGGCAGGCTTCACAGGCCATGGCACAGGTTCCATCGCCATCGGCTACCAGGCAGGCTATGCAGATGCCCCTGGCCCCAACTCTATCGCGATTGGAACACAGGCCGGCCTGTACGGCCTCGGTTCCAATTCCATTGCGATTGGCAACTTGGCGGGCCCGACGGGCGTAAACTTCAACAATAACATCATTCTGAACGCCTCGGGAACAGGCGTGAGTCCCAATACAGGCTCGGCGTTCTACACTAACCCTATCCGTGACGCAACAAGTGGTGGGACTCAACTAGCCGACATTAGCAACACCCTATTCTATAATCCGAGCACCTATGAAATCACCTATGCGCCTTCGACAGCCAATACGCTCGCCTGGACGGCCTATACACCGACCTTCGATTCAACGCCTGGAGCCACCAATTTTGGTACGGGCGGCTCCATCACAGGAACTTATAAGACAATTGGGAAAACTGTGTTCTTTAACATACGAATGGTGATCGGCACCAGCCCCTCCTTCGGTACAGGTGTATTTCGAATCGGCCTTCCTGTTACAGCCATTAATTCCAATGCGGTGGTGGCGGATGCAACCTATCTTGATAATGGTACAAACTGGTATTTTGGAGTCGCAAACAGTGAATATTCTGGTTCGGCTTCGACTGTAACCGCGCTCTATACAACTGGAACCGTTTTATCAGGAGCGGCTGCAGCGGCTGCTGTGGATGCTACGCGCCCCTTTACATGGGGCGCCACCGATACTATGACCATCAGCGGCACCTATCAGTCCGCTTAAAAAAATTGAAGTCAGAGCATCCCAGAAAGCCGACCGAGCCAAATCCATACTCCCATTAACAAACAACAAAAATGTTCTGGTATCTTCCACCGACCACACTCTACTTGGAGGAGGAGGGCAAGGAGCGCCTGTACGTGGAGCACAGGGGCAGCGGCCATTTCATCATGAACGATGATCCAACGGACATGAACTGGAGCGACCTGCACCATCTGTACAAGCCCCGTGGCGCGTACACCGAGCGCGCCGTCTGCGACGTCCTCTTTGTGGCCGCCGGCGAATTCAAGGACAACTCCATATCCGCTCTCACGGATATGAAGTTGACCTACACGACATGGCAGACTGTTGGGGGCATCGCCCTCCCCTATAAGCGCCTCGACACCTTCCCCCCGGACACCAAGTGCTACATGAAGAGACCCTATCTGCCGCAGCTGGATGTGCTCCATGTACGCGGTGGGCTCTTCCGCTTAATCGAGGGCACTTGCTTGTGGCCAGGAAATCGCCATCAACTCCTGAAGTACTACGACGAGGAGCACGACTCTACATCGCCCTTTACGGATCCTCTCGACATCCTCTACGTCGACGAGGGGTTCTACAAGAACGAGACACTGAAGACCCTCTTCCTCAGGGGGTTGGATCAGACAGATTGGCTGGGCGTCAAAGATCCTGCCCCTGAGGTTCAGGTCGTGGATCTCTTCACCAACGCTCGCCATCTCCCCCAGAAGCTGCCCGTTCTGCGCTTTGGCCAAAAGGGTCTCCTGAGCCATTACATCGGGAAAGGCGATCCTGACCGACCCGTTCTGCACTTTCAGGACGGCTGGGGTGGGAAACTCATCTGCCCCACGACGGACGCCTCTGTTCTGGAGGGGATTGTCCTGGATCGGGTCGATCGGATTCCCTTGCGAACCCTTCTGGAGAGGTCGGTCGACGAGATTAAGAGCACAGTTTGTGTAGCTGTTGCTACACAAACAAGTGCAGCAGTAGCTGCACCAACAGCAACAGCTACACAAACACCAACACCAATACCAAATCACCTGCAACAGCTCCAGGCCAAGGAGGCGACTCTGCTCAGAGAACTGAAAGAGCTCGAGGAGTACTTTGCGCTCAAAGAACGTGTAAAAGCGCTCGAAGCCGACGTAAATGAGAAACGGTGGCAAAAGTTCTTGAGCGGCGGAGGCTCTTGAGCAACCTAAACATTCAATTCATCTAAGACCTAAATGAGTGACTTCAAAGTCATCGTTCTTTTAATGATCAAGAACGAATCGAAGATCATTCGGCGATCTATTTTGTCTGCCCTTAAGATTGCCGATGCCGTCTGTGTATCGGATACGGGCTCCACGGACAACACGGTGGAACTCCTACATGATTTTTATCCAACCCTCAGCATTCCTTGCCGCACATACCAGCACCCATGGACAAACTTTGGCATCAATCGGTCTCTGTCCTTTCAGGACGCCTCGGCTCTCTGCCTCTCTCTCGGCTGGAATCCTGCCACAACCTACGCCTTGGCCATCGACGCGGACATGGAACTCGTGGTCGAGCCCACCTTTAACAAACAGACAGATCTGGGATTAAAGGGGTACTCTCTGACCCAGAAAGCCGGCTCTCTCCATTACATTAACGCACGTCTTCTACGACTCGATCAGCCTTGGACATGCAAGGGCTGCACCCACGAATACTGGGATGGCCCCATGGATCAAACGGTTTCGGATTCCAAGCTCTGGATCAACGACCGCAATGACGGCGGCTGCAAGTCCGACAAGTTCACCCGAGACCTCTCCCTCCTACAAGCGGAGCTTGCAGAACAACCCACCAATGTGAGAACGCACTTTTATCTGGCACAGACCTATAAGTGTCTTGGTAAATACGATGAATCCATTGAAATCTACAAGAAGCGTATTGCACTCGGTGGTTGGTACGAAGAGGTGTGGTACTCCTACTACATGATCGCCTGGATGTATATGGAGCAGAAGAAGTACGAGGAGGCGGAGCTGTGGGTTCTCAAAGGGCACGCCTTCAGCGCTTATCGTGCTGAAAACCTCTATCTTTTGGTGAAGCACTTTCGTATTGTGGGGCAGCAGTGGAAGTCCATGCATTATTACTTGGAAGCCAAAAAGATCCGAAAGCCCCAGGTGGCGCTGTTCCTAGAGTCCGAGGTCTACGATCATTTGCTGGACTATGAGAACACTGTTCTGCAGTACTATGTAAATCCGGCGGACAGGAAGGAAGGTCTCCGTTCTTGCGTGAAGTATCTGCAGCACCCGAAGTCCACGCAGTTCTTGGACAATGTCTTCAGTAACATTGAGTTCTACGCCCAAGCGTTAGTCCAAGAGTCCAGGCCTTTGAACTTCCCTCCACAGGGCGACTTCACTCCCTCTTCGTGTTCCCTTACCGCCCATCAAGGCCAGCTTCTCATGAATGTCCGCTATGTGAATTACCATACGAGCGAGAAGGGAGTCTATACGCCCCGTTCTGAAGACAGGATCGTGAGAACGCAGAATGCCTTTCTCCCTGCCATACCAGGTGCCTATCCACCCATCCTCTCGGTGCCCTATGTGCAAGAGGATCCCTCCCTTCAACAGTACCCTACCAACATCCTGGGCTTGGAGGATGTCCGTTTGACGAGCCACAAGGGCACCCTATTCTACACCGCCACGAGCAAGTCCTCCACACCAGATACGAAGTACCGCATTGTCTTTGGAAAATTCGGAAATCAACTCACCGAGTCGATTGTTCTGGAGAGTCCTACGAACTCGGAGTGCGAGAAGAACTGGCTCACGATCTCCAATCTCGACTTGAGCAGTGACGCCCCCCTCTTTCTTCACAAATGGCATCCGTTCGAAGTCGGCCGACTCGAGGGCTCCCAGTTGAACATCACCACGCGCTTCCAGACAAGCCCCTATTTTTCGAAGCTTCGGGGCTCCGCCAATCCGGTTCTGTTCAAGGAGGAATACTGGTGCCTCGTTCACTTTGTCAAGTACGGGGATCCCCGCAAGTATTACCACCAGTTTGTTCTGTTGGACAAGGCGACCTTGAAACCCCTGAAGTTGTCCATGCCCTTCTATTTCAAGAACCAGGGCATCGAGTACTGTACAGGGGTGCATGTGGACGACTCAGGCGCCCAGTTTATCTATTCTTCGTTTGATGCAAACCCTTGTTTAGCCAAGGTTCCGTTGTCTGCATTTGAGTTCTTAGTACTGTAGGACGGAAAGATTCCGTTCTGTTCTCGAAAGAACAGCTGACGCGGATTCGAACACCACTTCCTATAAGTCTTTTTTTTGCGCCAAACCCTTTGCAGAACACTAATTCGATCTGTCAGATCCTTTGTGGGCATTGGATAGAATCGCAGAATCCGGTACTCATGTAATTCTGGGATACAGAGGACGGATATACCACGTGCAATGCAGGTAAAGTGATGTTCATAGTGACGGACTAGAAAGTAGACAGGAGACCCCATACTGCTTAGTACTAGTGTTAAGAAAGATATTCTTGCGTAGTGTAGGATGGCCAGTGCAGCGGCTGAAACACCAGCACAAAATCCATATCGAAATGCTCAATATATGTTTAATTTATTAATGAATCCATTAGCCCCCGAATTCTCCGATCTTGAACCAGAAGGGGGTGGATTTGTAGTACATCGGCGCCCTGCCTATCGTGTAGTCGACGCAGGCCTTCATGGAAGAATGCCACCCCATGACTGGGCAAAAACACATAAATGGTTCATGCCCGTTATTACCGTGAATCCTCATATTATGATAATTATGGCGGGCGCAGGACAATATATGGGACATGAAGCTACAATATGTGATCTTGCACATAAGATATTGCTGCCGGCAATAGGGCCAGGAGCCACCGATCCTCCCCATATTGTAAATCTATTTGGAGAACTATTGGGTGTAAAGGAACTGTCGATTGCACATCATCTCTATTATGCAGCACCAGGAGAACAAATTGGGAATCGCATATTAATATTGGAACCTGAATCCAGAACCCATGCAAAAGGATCTGTGTTAGAAGATCGAGGATCTCTGTTTGGATTAAAAGAGATAACTGCGTACGGATACAATCTTGAACCTGTGTTAAAACCCTTAGAACACATTATACAGAAGAAGTACCGTGGTACAATTAATGTAGATATTTTACAAAACCTTATCACACGGTATATGAAACCAACCGCAAAAAATCCTATTATACTCTACATTAATGCATGCGATGTATCACGTAGAAAGAATGCAGAACCCGATCCGGCGTATCTGCATCAAATGCGCCAACCCTCTCATTGGAGTTATCCTTCCTCTGTCACATGGCCGAAAATGCCCTCCAAAATAGGGGATTTGCGCATTGCAATCCGGCCGGCTGCGAACCATCGAGGAGTGTTTCCCCAAGATCCTCATACACTTGAGTTACGAGAAGCATCGAATGCACGAAGTCTTTTTGATATAGGAAAAATTGTGGTAGGGAAGGCGCCCCCAGAGATGTTTCAACCGATAAAAGAAGAAGAAGAGGAGGAAAACAATAATGAAGGAGCAGCTGCAGGAGCAGCAGCTCCTGCAGCAGCTGGCGCGGGCAAATATAGAAAAAGGAACAACACTTGTAATAAGAAAGGATGCCCAAAACGGAAAAGCCGAAGGAAGAGCGCCTCAAGGAGGGCATCTCCCTTCTCAAACAGATGAGAGACCTCATACGGGACAATGAGCACCCTGGTCTCGTTGAACTCCAGAAGGTCATCACCACGTGGATCGAAGACGGAAAGGCGTACGACGGCTCCATCGATTTCTACGATCACGATCGAACGGCCGAAGTCTCGCTGCCGAGAACGGCCAACAAGGCGGCCACCTTGGCCTTCAAGAACAAAAAATAAGGGGATCACCGTTTACAGGTGATTCATGAGAAACCCTCTCACATGGCGAGTCCAGAGATAGTAGCCAGTCCCTGTCAGTACCAGGAGAAATGCGACCGGCTTTGATAGAACATAGATCCCAAGAAGGAAGAGGCCTATAAGAACCAGAATCACACGATTGGCAACTGTGCCAAATCGATCATAAAACTCTTCTATACGCTCGTTTAAGAACATTGCACTTGCAAGTGCAATGTTCTTATAGCCTTATCAAATTTAGTAGGCAAACATCAAACCGGCTCGGCCACCGTATACGCGCAGCATATTGTAGGTCGCCGCCCAGCAGTACACGACATAGTTAGGAACTGCATTAGGATTGTAGGAGCCCCGTTGTGGGGAGAACTCTAACAAAAGCTCCCGCTGCTGAATCTTGTCCAGATTGGCCTCCCCTTTCGGAGCTGAAAAGGGCGTATAACCACTCCAGAACCCAAAGGAGTAGTTGTAGTAATAGCGATTCAGCCAAGGGCTCTTCTTCTGTTCCCAGGACGGTAGAATCGATCGGAACAGAGCCGGCGTCTGCGTTCTGAATCGTATGAGAGATCCCTGGTACTGGAGTGCGACGGCTGACAACGGCTCTGAATCCGCAAGAGCAAACCCAGGCTGCAAGAACCCAGGCTGTGTAGCGGAGAGGCCGAGGGCATCTGGCCACCAAATAGCATTTGATGGATCGGTGGCACTCTTTAGTTCTCGAGTGGCCAGAAAGTGGGCGTTGTAGCTCGGGGCGTCGAACCGCTGCACCATCCAGAAGAGATCGCGGCACGGATTTGGAATATCCAAAGGAATACGTGCTCTAGGCAATCCCTTTGTTATAAACGGCTGAATCGTATAGTGCTGGACAATGGGTACTTGGAGGTCGGCAAGTCGGAAGCGATTGGCCTCGGGCTGATCCAGATAGACATATTCGGCCATAATATAGGTATCCCCAGGCAAGAACAGAGGCGGCATGGTAATGCCAGGGATCACGGACACGGGTTGATCACTGATCCCCTCTACCACAGATCCAGAGGGATCAAAGACATAGAAGGGGCTGCTGATCATCGGCCGCAGAAAGGCGCCGTCCGTTCCGAGAACACCCTGATTGATAACAGGTGCCCTACTATCCGTGTAATACAGGCCATTAATACCCTTAAAGGTCACACTGATTCGCACATCATCCTGCAGAATGGCATCGATCGGAAAGGCACAGCCCGAGTCCCCTCTCGAAAACCAGAACGGCAGCGGCGTCGTAGCGGTTGTAACGGTTCCTGTGTTCCCAAAACTCGTCTGACTAAACCCGTTGTCCAGCCGTTTCAGAAGTCGATTGGCCACCGTCGTCTTTTCTAAGGGTATCGTGTACTCGTCGAGCATTTCGAGAAGCCTATAATCCATGGTTTCCACGATATTGTTCCCGATGGCAAACTGGGTCTGTTGCACCAGTGCATGCCCGAGGGAGTTCGTCCAACCGAAGCGGGGCCCCGCGAACGGCTTGCCCATGGTTCGAGCCGCTGCTTGAGCCGCCGCCTGTGCCGAATAGATGTCAGGCATCGTCGTGACCAAGAACAGCCGTGTGATCAGTTGCCCTTTTCTCAAAAGACGAAAAAAGGCTGTGCCACCAAAGGCCGGCGTATTATCAAAATCGAGTCGAACCATTTGCGTAGTAAATCGGCTCGTGGTCTTCCACAAGCGAATGAACGGATAGAAGGTGGGCTTGGTATAGATGCGCTGGTCTTGAATTCCCGTGGTCAAGGGCTTGAGAAGGCTGCTGACCATTACCTGCTGGTACCGCCTAGTATTAATTTAAGCTCCCAAGCGATGGCTGCTAAGTTCCGTCCAGTCCCACGGGGCATGACGCAACTCTACGATCGTCTCCAAACGTATGCTGGAATTCATGCTGAGCATCGGCCAGTACAGGACAGACTGCATCTGCCGAATATCGGTTGCCGTAAACACGAGATTCTTACTCAGCCCCCCGAACAGCCAGGGTAGATCGGGATTCTCAAGAACATCCTGTAACTGCACAGAGGGATTGTAACTGAGCTTGCCTGGATCCACCACAAACGCACGCCTCCGAAAGTCTGCAACACCCCTCGACATCGGCATGGAATAGTTGATGAGATCCCAGTCCCAGGGACGCTCGGGATGCGCCAACACATAGTCGAGGGTCAGATTCGGATTCTGGCTCACTCGTGTCCAGTCCCACGGAAACAGCGGAAACGCCTCGATCAGATCCAAGGTCACGGAGGGATTGAAGCTCAGGGAGGAATAGTCCCATGGCAACCCAGCCATCAACACCTCTCTCGTGATTTCGCAACTACTGCTCACGTACGGCCAGTGCCATGACAGCTCGGGATGCGCCAGAAGATCCTCCATCGTCCATGCACCCCTATTCGTCGTTAAATCGTACCCGTTCCACGGATAGGTGGGGTGATTCAGCACATGATGGAATCGGAGATTCACGCTCTTCGAGGCATTGGGCAACCCCTCATGGAGCAGCGTCTCCACGCGGATGTTGCGATTGTAGGCCAACACCGACAGGTTCCATGGCAGATCCCTGTGTTCTGACACATGGTTCCAGTTGATCGCAGGATTCTCGGAAAGCGCAGTCCAATCCCAATCCCAGTCCAGGTGCTCCAACACAAACTCGAATCGTAAACCAGGGTTCACGCTGAAGGAACGCCAGTTCCACGGCAAATCCGGGAAATCCAGCACATCCTCTTGGTCAATGTTGGGATTTGCACTCAGGCGATTCCAGTCCCACGGCTTCTCCAGCGTCTCCAGCACAAGATAGATGAGTTTTGCGGACATTTTTGATCGTCTTTTTGTGGCCGCCGCCGTCAAATTTAGTCCGAGAAAAAATTGAAGTCGGGCAGCCGCAGAATAGGGGCTGGGCGACAGTGCATTCTCCCACATCCATATTCAAATCCTCAACATGTCTTGCTGCAAATCCAAGATTGTCGAGGCGTTCACCCTTCTCTGGAATTACGAGAAGGCGAACAAGGGGGGTTTCAAGATCAAGGCGTACAAGGACGCCCTCGAGAAGCTCCTCCTTGTGCCGAAGGTCACCGTACTCGCGGACTTGGAGCCCTTGAAGGGCAAGACCAAGGACGGCGGCGGCATTTATCAGAAGGCCAAGGAGATCCTCGAGACCGGCAGTTGCGAATCTCTCGAGAAGATCGAGGGCGAAAAGGCCATGTGGGCGGCCTACGAGGTCTTCATGGGCGTCCACGGCATTGGCCCCAGCTTCGCCTATGAGCTGGCCGAGGACGGCTACCGATCCATCGAGGACTTGCGCACCGCCGTGGCCGCCAAGACCCTCACGCTCAACAAAACCCAGACGATCGGCTTGGCGCACTACGAGAGCATCCAGGAGCGCATCCCTCGATCCGAGATGGTACTGCATGAGGCGCGCCTCAAGGAGGTCATCACCGTCCCATCCGACATCGTGGGCTCGTTCCGACGCCAAGCCCCTACCTCGTGCGACATCGACCTCCTCCTCTGCTCCGCCGACCCCAAGCAGCTCGACAAGGTCGTAGAGGACTTAAAGAAAAGCCATTACATTATCGCCCAGTTGGCGCACGGAGCCCATAAGTTCATGGGGATTTGCAAGCTCGGCAAGCTCCCTCCCAGACGCCTGGACATTCTGCTGACGCCGCCCGAGGAGTATGGCTACGCCCTCCTGTACTTCACGGGGTCGCAGCAGTTCAACATCCGCGTACGGCAGCATGCGTTGTCGAAGGGCTACACGCTCAATGAGCATGGGCTTTCGATCGTTACACGCGATCGAAAGCCCCTGCAAGCTAGCTCCAGCCCAAAGGCTGGAGCTAGCGAGCACACCCTTTCCGTGGATCCGAAGTGGAAGGGCGCGCCGCCGCCCCCTATTCCTCCCCTCCATACCGAAGAGGCCATTCTGGCGTTCTTGGGCATCAAGTTCATAGATCCCATCGAACGATCCCTTGACAAGCCCCTCCAATTGCTAGCCTAAAACCAAAAAGAGATTCTCTGTAGAATGAACAACGACGAAAAGAGAGAGGCCGCGCTCAAGCTCTGCATCGCACCTGTCCGTTACACCAGCGACCCCGATGTCATCAATTCGATCGAAGAAACCGCAAAAGTACAGGCCGAATGGGATGTCTATTTTGCTGCAATAAAAGCCATTTATGAGACCTATCCTCAATCGACAGATAAAATAGCCGTCAGTCCCATGGACTAACGCTCTTTTGTTTTGATTCGCACGTGTTTTGTCGAGGGGCGGCCTTCTTTGGCCTTTGCCTTGTCCTTTTTCTTATTCCGCTTCACCTTTGGATCTGCAGGATCCATTTGTGATGTTAAGTATGGATGGAATGCGCCTATCCCATCCTCCAACTCCGACTTCAATTTTTTCTACGACCAGTACGCAGGGTCGTCCCAGCCCTCGGGCAAAGGCGCTTCTTCAATGACCGTCGTGGTGGTCGTGGTTGTGACCGTTGCCGCCGCTGCAGCCGTAATCGCTGCCTTCTCAGACACATGCCTTTCCGTCAGTACAAAGGTCTGGAACGCCGGCGAATCCTCAGCGACCAGCGGTCGCAGCAGTTCCGGATCGTTTCTGCCCATCGGATGATAGGTCGGCACCAACAGAGGCTCGATCTTCACACCGCTGAAGAAGTGCCGCGCCTTCTTGTCAAAGCCTCGGCGGCCGGCACGGTACAAGCCCTGGGTGCCGAGGGTCGGATCGATCTCTTCAGGAGGGGTTCCCTTGAAGGAGCCGTGGAGCATCGTGGCCTTAAAGGGACAGTTAATGCCCGTGGCCATGCGGTAATTCGACACGACCGTAAGCGGATACTGGTTCATGAGCATCATGCAGACGTGCTGAAAGGCGGGCGGAAAGGCATCGCTGTAGAAGAGCAGGCCGATCTCGAGGCCGCGGAGAAACCAGTTGTCCCAGGGAATCTCGTAACTATACACCATCCCAGGGAGGCCGTCGGGAATCTCGGATGTCCACGACTGATTCATGCGCCGCGTCTCGTTCAGGCCGAGCCGCGACCATTTCCGTGTCTCGTAGACGTGGTTGAAGACATCAAAGGCAGCACCGAACTCCTTGGCCAGATCGACCCAGTCGAACCGCTGGTGCTCGAGTTCCTCCCCCAACTGCTGCCGCACATCACGGAGAAGGTCGGCGCTCAAGGAGTTGGAGATGCGGCTCTTCGGATGGAAGACGTACTCCGTGGTGCGCTCTCGCAGTATATCGGGCTTCAGCATCATGAGCTGCTCGCGGACATGGTCGGCACGGAGGCGGCGGATCTCGGCCTCTGTCAAAGAAGCCCCATAGTCCTTGCAGAACGTCGCCAGAACGGCAAGATCGATGGGCGCGGACTCATAGGCGGCATAGAACGCTTTCAGGCGAGGATAGTAGTCCTTGTAGAACAACGCATCCCGTTTCAGTTCCAGGAGATCCCGCTCCTTCTCCTCCGTGCCGTCCTCGGCTGCAAACTCTTCGGCGGCGATGCGATAGGCCTTCACCAGCGGCTGGTCATCCTTGAAGTCGGCGTAGACAATCGCATTGTAGCGCACAACAAGGTCACTCAACAAGAGCGAGAACTCCAGATGGCGCTTGCGATCCATGACGAAGACGAGGAGGGGCTTTTCTGTATCCTCCATGGCACACAGGACTCGGTACAACTGATAGGGTGTGAGGGACTCGCTGTCGATCTCGGCGCCTTTCAACAGTGTCCCTAAACCATCTGCAGACGCCACATGCTGGAAGATCTCGGCCTCCAACCTCGCCACATCGTCCTGGCTCGGCGGAGCCTTGAACACGGGCTTGGGGAAGGTGGGCACGGCCTCCAACAGGCGTTCGACATCGGCGGGCGGCAACCCAGGGGGGCGAAACAGGGGGGACTGCACCGTCTCCAAACGTAGATGATTCAGCACCTGAATCGGTACTACGCGTACCTCCTGCGTCGCGGGATCGACGCGGAAGGTGAGACGCTCGGGCTCGAAGAACCGGCGCTCCTCCTGCAAGGCGAACAGGGGCTGCGGCAACAGCGTGCGCAGCCAGGCGCAGAACGGCTCGAAGTTGCGCCCCACCGTGGCCGACAGAGCAATGATGAGGCACTTGTGAAAGGCCGCGAACTTGAGGAAGTACTCGTAGGCCGCGCGCATTCGGACATCCCCGCTGCCGATGCAGTGGATCTCATCCAGGACAATCCGCTCGGGCACGGGCAACTTCGCCTTGTGCAGATGGAGCCAGAGCTGATGGGGCGTGGCAACGATCAAATTGTCGGGCTTGGACGGAAAGCGGACATAGGACGGCACGGTCTCGTCATCGAGCGCCAATCGAATGTTCCGCGGCGCCACGCCCCTCTTCTCCATCTCGTAGACGCTCGAGACAAGGATGCCCGTCAGCTGCTTGGCCGTCTCAGGCGTCGGCACCAGGAACCAGACATTCGTCGCACCCTGAATGGCCTCCGTGGACAGCATGGTCTTGCCCCAGCCGGGCGGCACGGCCAGGAAGACATTGGCTTGGCGCTGACGAATGACCTGCAGCACCCGCCGCTGCGACGGATCGAGCACCCACCCTGTCCGTTGAAAGGGGTCATGGGGAGCCAGAACCGCTCCCATGTGCATCAGGGAGTGTTTCCGAACATCAAGGGTGTCGGCATAGGCCTGCACGGCAGGATCTACCGTGGTCACCAGCTCTCCCTCCACAAGGCGCCCGTAGAGCTGCAGGAATAGGGTTATAAGGCGATTGGAGGAGGGTCGTTGCAGCACAAGGAGGCCGAGAATCCGATTCAAGTACCGGTTGCGCTCCAAGGGATCGGAGAGGCCTTTGAGGGCGTCCCAGAACGTGCCGAGGACTTTGTCGGTCTCAAAGTGCGGATCCGCAAGGAGCGTATCCAAGCCCAATCGGAACCCACCCTCGGCTTTCAGTCGTTCGGTCTGGATTGTGCGCTGACTTGCATCGAGGTCGACCTCGTCAAACAGACTCTCCAACACAGTTTCACCGATGTGCAGGATCTGCTTGGCAATGCCCTTGTGCTTCCCAGGAATGCGGATATCGCGCAGAATGAGCCGCTTGAGCCGGTTGTTCCTCGATTCTCGGCCGATCGACTCCAGGGCGCCCTGGACAGACTCGGGGGCGTCCCGTTCGAGCACACAGCGCCACAAGTCCAAGAACGACGGCGTAAGCCGGGTCGGCGTGGCCGACCAGATCGCCTCGATCTGCCGCCACAACGTCTCTTTCGCTGTGCGAAACTGCCCTGGATTCATTACTCGTGTGATCGCGTGCACGTCCTGCTCTGCCCTCTTCAACAGGTAGATCTGGTCTGTAAGCGGCTCCTCAATGCTGATCTGGGTCAGCAATCGTTGGAACCCCGCTAGGCGCATCATTCGTTCGGTGGCTGCAGACGACATTCTATAAATATGGATGAAAGGCTTAAGCAGTGCAAGAGCAAGGGCGATCCACTCTTGGAGTCCTCGATCTTCAATTTTTCCGGCAATAAAAAATCGACAAGGGTCTATCGAAACTGATGAATTTCGACGGTGAAGGGCTGGATTCGGTGCCGCAAGCCGGCATGGAGGCCGGGCTCCAGGTCGATTCCAGGTTCGGGTTTAGGACTGCTGTGATTGGCCTTGTTCTTGTTGCCCTTGAAGCCCAGAATCGCCATCACTTGCTGCAGCAGAAGGATCAGGAAGGCGAACATTTTGGATAGGAGGTGTGTGATGAATCTCACAGCCCTCTTCGTGCGTTCAGAACTTCAATTTTTTCTGCACAAAAAAGTGTTATGGTTTGTTAGTCTGCTTTCCGATTGAGCTCAAAGATCAGATCGACCCGCCCAGGGCGGAGGAAGGAGGGACAGAGGCCTCGAATGAAGTCGGGATCGCGATTGGAAGTCAGAAGAACAATGGTATGTGGGAAGAGTCCCCGATGAATCTCGTCGAAGAAGTGGTTCCAGCCGTGTTTATCGAGAATTTCAGTGGGGAAGTTCTTGTGGGGTTGCAACGGAAACCGGGTCAAGACGCTGTCGACCTCGTCGAAGGACACGATGAGGGGACACTCTTCGCTGGGCTCCACCTCATTGTGAAGAGATCCCAAGGAGTCGCCGGGTTGCCATGGCTTCAGTGTGTTGCAATAGGAGCCCTTCAGTTGCCTAGCCAGCATAATGCCGAGAATGCTCTTGCCGCCCCCAGGGTCACCATGAATATAGCAGACCGTGTGCCCCACCCTCTTCTGGTGCGCTTGAATGGTGTCGAGGATGGCGACCTGTTCTATACGAGGGATCCACGCTTCCACAGGGACGGTACGCTTCTTGAACCAGGGGTGCCAGAACGCCCCGAACCGCTGATAGAGGGTGATGGTGGTCTTCGTAGCGGTGGTGGCGGTCAGAGTGTCCTCTGTTAGCTTTTTAAACGCTAACGCCGTGCACAGAAGCCAGCAGTCGTAGTTGATGGCTTGGTCGGTTTTCGTGATACTGATATTCGCGATGTAGCCCCAGCCGATGGAATAGCCATAGCTCTTGCCGTCATCGGCGATATGGCTGGAACGCCCAATGCGTTTCTGTATACGCGCACAGACGTCGCGATCCTTGAGAACGTGGAGCGAGAGTCCGATGTACTGTACGAGAAGGAAGACGGCGACCCAGGGAATGCTGTTGAGCAGGAGCGTTCCCGCGGCCATCGCCAACCCCGCACTAAACCCATAAGGAGCTGCAGTAGTGACATCAGACATGATGGGAATATGGATAGGCTCGGCGTTCCTACACACACCTATTCGTATTTCAATTTTTTCTACAAAAAAATAGAGTCCTTTTTTTCTGTTTAGGCTAGTTCGGGTGCCTCGAGGATCTTTCTCTTCTCGACAAGGGTGGCTTCAAGGGCGCGTAGTTCCTGGACGCGCGCTTCGATCGCGAGAAGAGAGGCCAGCTCGGCCTTTGCCGCAGCCATCTGGGCTTCTAGATCGGCAGGGTAAGCGCGCAAACGCTCTATATGCGCCTTCATCTGGTCGAGCATTCGCGTCTCCTCTTGGAGCTTGGCTTCCTTGGCGGCGAGGCGCGCAAGCGGATCAGGCACAGGAGCAACCACAGGCACACGAGCAGGAACATCTGCATCTGCGGCAACTGCATCAACCGTGCCCACCGTTTTCAGATCGGCGACAGAGAGCGTCTTGAAGAGGGTGTAGAGACTGGCGTCCCTGTACTTGCCCTCGGCCACGAAGATCCGTTGGAGCCCCGAGTGCGGTACCCAAGGGAGCCCATGGCGCTTGCAGAAGCTGCCGATCATGTTCCAGAGATTGCACCAGTACCGCTTGCGCCCGATTAACTCGAGGTGCCCGTACGGATTCTCCCAGACACGATCGGAACGATCGATGAAGATATAGTTGCCACAGACATACTCGTTCTTCGTGAGGTGCACGATGAAGCGCCGGTCGCCCACATAGAGCGCCAGATTGTCGGGCAGATACTTGTAGAACTTCCACCCTGTGCCGTGTATCAGTGCATCGTAAGAACTCGACATTGTAGTATGGAAGTATGGATTGAAAGGGGAGGAGGGCGCCCGCCTCCTCTGCGCTGAGCCCAGCTCTTCAATTTTTTCTGATCAGAAAAAATAGCGAGTCTGAAAGTCCCTTACTCCTCCAGCTTGGCCGCAAGTTGCCGAATCGAGCCCTCAATGAATCGGTTGCGTTCCTTCAATGTAACGGCCTCCGTGAGAAGATCAAAGTGCGCCTGTAGCTCAGCGTTCTTGGCCTTGAGCCGGTTAAGGATCGCCTGGGTGCTTGCAACGCTGAGAATGGTGTTGGGATTGGCGGTTGCTGCATTGGTCACCACGAGAAGGGGTTGCGGCGGATAGGGAAGGCGCTGAATCTGATCGGGGGAAAAGGTGCGCAGAATCGTGGCCAAGGACTCCTTGTGGGGCGGAATCGTGACGTACTCGAGCATCTCATCGAAGGGCCCCATCGGCAACATCGGTGCCCATAGAGTACGATAGGTGCCAAGAAACTGACAGAAGGGGATGGGCTCGGCCTGCATCTTCGTGATTGCCCACAGGGTGTTGTCATCCTTGCGCAGAAGCGTGGCCTGCCACGGCGTGTTTGTTTTGCCCATCTGGAGCGTGCAAGGGAGCAGAGAGGGGAGATACTTGATGTTGTCGAACGGCATGCTGTCTGATGTAGGAGTATGGATGGTCTCTTGCCATCCATTCACATCTCCCTCGCCTCAAATTTTTGGCGCTAAAAAATTGAGGGGATCCGAGGACTTAAAGAGAGGCGGGTCGCCAGAGGACTTCCAGAACCCCTTTTATCCATAGTTCAAAATGATTCCTCTGCGCGTGCGTGACCTGCTGAGCCACATGGATGCGACGGAGCGACGCGCCCTCAAAGCGCTGCTCCCGAAGTGTCCCGTGATCGAAGTCGACACCTATCCGTACCCCAATGCGTTGATGAGCCTGCTACCGAAAGACGAGCGTTACTCGCTCCTGGGCTGCATCGCCGAAGAGGTGCTGCGTTCTGAGCCGACTATCGAGTCGTTCTTAGGCGCTATTCAAAAGTGGTTCCCTCCCTTCGACAAGGCCATGGAAGACAAGCTCCTCAAGTCCAAGACGAGCGCCGCGTTCTTGGATCATCTGACGGCCACCCGTGAGAAACTGGATAAGGTCGTCAAGGGCACCCTCGTCTTCGACACGGAAGTGGCCTTCGGAATGGTACAGGGGCATCCCGATGCCCAGACACCGACCCAGGTCTTCGAGGTCAAACTCACGGGGCAGCTCGAGAAGAACTGGCTCGACTTCCTCTTCCAGGTCTTCGCCTATGGAGCTCTGAGCCCTGCGACCCAAGACCTGTACCTCGTGCTGCCCCTGCAGAGAACGGTGTGGCACCAGGACATCCGAGGCTGGACGAATCGCGTCGCCTATCGCGACTTCCTCCACACCCTTTCCGTCAAACGGCAGGACGCCAGTGTTCTGAAGAGCCCCATTCCTGGGCTTATGCTCCAAGCCACCTATGGGATCGGCACCCACATCGGCAAGGGGAAACTGGTAGACACCCTCAGAGGACTTAAAGACGTTACCTATCCCATCCAGCTCTTTCTGGGCTCCACGTTAAGCAGCAAGATCTCGATCAAAGACGAGGATGTTGCGGCGGGCTGCGAAGCGCTCAAGGCATTCAAGCATTCCGCGTATGTCCACAGCCCCTACATCATCAACCTGGCCATGGCACCGGGTTCCAAGGATGATTACGGGGTGACTCTGTTGGTCAAGAACTTGGACTACGCTCAGCGGATGGGCTTCCGAGGTGTAGTCGTGCACGTGGGCAAGTCGTGCGACCGCACAGAAGAGGAATCGTTGGAGAATATGCGGCTCAACCTGATCACAGCCGCGGAATCGGCGACAGCCTTGTGCCCGATCCTTCTCGAAACACCGGCCGGCCAGGGCACGGAGCTGCTTACGGAGTACGACGACTTTGTGAAGTTTGTGGCGGACTTTAAAGATCCGAGGATCCGTTTGTGCGTCGACACCTGCCACGTCTTCGCCTCAGGCTACTGCCCCTACGAGTACGTCAAGGGAGTCGTCGATGACCACCTTGATCTGTTGAAGCTGGTGCACTTCAACGACAGCCATGGCGCCTGTACGTCGTGCGTGGATCGGCATGCGTTCATTGGGACGGGCTTGATCGGGATAGAGACCTTAGAGAAGGTAGCAAAGCTGTGTACGGGAAAGGTGGATATGGTCATTGAATAAATTGTAGGGATAAAGTAGAAAATGAGTTTTGTTGGTAGGAGGGAAGTTCGTGTAAGGCGGTCACAATTTGCAAACCCGAACGACCTGCGCAATTTATTTTTCAATGCGGATGGCTTTGTAACAGGTAATCTTATGAGTCGTCCCTCAAACGAGCTTATGAATATTGCGCCCTCGCCGGCGGGCGAAGTATATGATCTTAAGCTGCTGCTTGAAGTAAAAGATGATGACGAAGGTACACTACGTACTTATAAAATTAAGCCTTTTATACGTATAGTTCCGAATACAACCGGTCTTCCTCCAATAATTGAAACACAGGCGGGCGGGCGGCGCCTGCGCCGCTCTACTAAGCGCACCAAGCGCAACAGACACAACCGTCGCCGTTCTCGTAAGAACTAAAAAATCTATTTTTTTCATACCACACACCTCTGCTCAAAGAACTTCACCAACAGATCCCTCTTGGCCTCCGCCACCTGATGCGTCATCTCATCAATGTTGAGCCCCGTCTCCTCTTTTAGTAGCAAGTGCGTCACAATGACCTTCTTGCTCTGCCCCATGCGCACGGATCTAGCAATCGCCTGATCCATCAAGGCACTCGTCCACCAGGGGCTCATGAAGACCACACGGCTGAACTCCTGCAGGTTCAGGCCGCAGCCCCCGCACTGGATCTGAATCAACAGGACACGGCAGCTGGGAGCTTTTGCCCTCGTAAGAACCTCCCTGCGAGCCTTCTCTGTCAGGGCACCATGGTACGTCTCCACGCCCTCTCCTAAGAACAGTTGCAGAAGCTCCATCTCCTCCTGGAAGGAACAGAACACCAGGAACTTCTCGTCCTCCTCCGCCTCAATCAACTCTTTTAAAGCATCCATCTTCGAACTGGACTCGTCCCATTCGGGCACAAGGAGCTGGGGGCTCACACTGCTCTGCCGCAAACGAAGGAGGAGCGTGAGAATCGACATGTCATCGCCCTTCTCATAGGCGAACTTGATCTTCGTCTTCAGATCCTGCAGATGGCGATAGAACCCCTCTTCCTCTTCGTTCTTAAAGGACACGACCTGCTTCTCGATGACAGGCACAGGGGGGCAGGTCGCCAGCACTAGTCGCATCTCGTCCATGGAGCGATGGATGACCATTTCGTTCATCAAGGGCTCGTAGTAGACGGAGAGCCACGTCATGGACTCCATGGTGGGAACCCCCAGGAAGGCGAAGAGTGTGACCGCATCCTTTTGCGTATTCACAATGGGGGTGCCCGTGACTGCCCACTTGATCTCGGCCTCCTTGGCGATCTCCAGAATCTTTTTTGTCTTTTTTGTTTTGTAGTTACGGATGCAATGGGCTTCGTCGAGCACAATGCGATCCCAGGGCATCATGAGCATCGACTCTCTATAGAGCACTGCATCGTAGTTGGCCACGTAGACCTCCTCGGGCAAGGAAGCCTCATCATTATACGCCATCCAGTCACTCACGCTCGTGCCCTTGACGAAGACCTGAAAGCCGGACTTTGCTGCATTCTCTGCCCAGTTATCGAGGAGGGCAAGAGGGCAGAGGATGAGGGTCTTGGGCTTCAAGTTGTTCCGCATGGTGGCGAGGATCTGAATAGTCTTGCCGAGTCCCATGTCGTCGCACTGGAACCCGCCCTTGGCGACACCAGCCTCTTCTATACCGAGTGCAGGATACTCGGTACCCTTGCGTTCCAGCTGGAGCATCTTGCGAATGCCGTCAAGCTGGTGCTTGTAATAGGTAAGACCAGACCACAACAACTTAATACGACTCAGAGAGCCGGTCATTGTGGTGAATGTATGGATAAGGGGACAACGATTCTTTTGATAAAAAAAACTTCAATTTTTCGTTCGTATAGACGAGTCGTTGCGATTCAATAACAAAAAGACGCAGCTCTTTCTGTTTTATTCATTTGTTTGTTGTCTGTTATCTGTTGTTCTACTCGTCATCTGCACTCAGCTTGCCCTTCTTGATTTCATTTGTTGCCGCGTTGAAGAACCCAACGTACTCGCCGACCCCGTCGGCACCCATCTGCCAGACCTGGTCAGCCTCGTTCTTCATGTAGACCTTCCCCTTGTTCTTCCACTGAACCGCCGATGCAGCCGCTTCGGCATCGGGCTCGGGCGTTGCCTTGGCCTTGGCCTTTGCCTTTGCCTTTGCCTTGCCCTTGGGCTCAGCCTTTGCCTTGGGCTCAGCCTCGGGCTCGGGCTTAGCCTCTGGCTCAACTGCAGCCTTTGCAGCCTTCGGGTGCTCGACATCCCAGAGGCGCTCGTGCTCCTTCCAGTCATCCACAAAGAGCTCGTCGCGGCACTTCTTTGCGAAGCCCATCAGGTCGGCCTTCAGGAGCACACCCTTCTTATTCACAGGCCCCGTGGCCATGTGCTCAGCATAGGCCGCGGCGTACTTCGTAGTCACAAGGGATGTCCAGGCTGTCCAGGCGGACTTTGGTGCAGAGGGCTCGGCACCCTCCTCCTTCTTGGCACGCGGCTTCCTGGTCTTCAGGAGGGAGGCGAACTCCTTCCGTGCCTCCTTAAAGACGAGGAGGGCAGCGTCAAAGCGGGCGAACACATCTGCAGTCGAATCGGTAGAGACGGACATTTTGAAGGTGTTAGTATGGATAGTAATGGGAAGTTACTGGCTCTGGCGGGCAGCCTCTTTCAGAGCTCCCCTCTCTTCAATTTTTTCGTGCATAAAAAAAGGGATCGATGGATTCCTCATAAAAACCATAAAAAAAGGATCCCACCGTTCCATAAACCCCCACCTGGGTTTTGGGTGCAAGCACCCTAGGGTGCAAAGCACCCTGCGCATACGCGCCAATTCCCTATAGAACCCCAGGGGGGGGGACGAAGGTAAGGCTCCCATAGACTATATGGGTTTCTCACCAGGGAATGTCCCAGAAGAACTATGATTCTTGAGGGACAGCCTCTTTTCAGCCAGTCCTTCCTTCAAATTTATTTGCAGTTTGAGGCCTTTTAGGGCATAAAAGCCCCTTTGGAGGGGGTACCTAAAGGTACCTTCAATTTTTCTTGCCGTTTGAGGGAAAAGCTCCTATAGGCTCCAACCCCCCCTCCCAGACCCCCCTTCAAACTACAAATAAAATTGAATCCAGAGGCTCCAAATACCCCCTAAAAGGGGGTATTTGGCGGGGCCCCAGGCCTCAAGTTCGAGAAAAATTTGAAGTTGCACCGGCCTCCAAATGTCAGCGGCGCGCCCCACCAACGCGCCACCACTACGTTTCCCGTAGTGACTCGTCTTTATCCATATTTGCCAGGCCGTTCACGCGGTATCTAGCCTACACGATTTCAAAGATGACACGAAGCAAAACCTCGAACAGGTATGGTGCGCGCGCCGCGAAGGCGGAGGGGGCTGCGGGCTTCTCGAACCTTTCTCTCCCCACGATGGTGGCGGAGTTTAGGGGTCGGGCAATCGCAGCCTTCAACGCTCTCCCCGACAGAGAGCAAGAGAAGGAGATCGGCCGAGCCACCTCCTTCGCAGGCAAAGCCTTGAAGGCTGAGCTATCCTTCACCAGCATGGAGGAAGCGCTTGCAACCAAACGCTGTACCGACGCCGCGTGCGCTACCGATGCAACCGGTAGCGTATGGGTCGTCGAGACGGGGGACAGCCACGTTGACGACAACGAGGCCGTTCTGGTCGCTGAGAGCAGTCTCGGCCGTGGTGAAGCGCTTGCCTACAACCTCCTCCGCCGCTGGGCGGGGGCGGAGGAGGGTATTGCGTTCTACCGTGGCCTGAAGGCTCGAGGCACCCGCCTAAAGGATCGGGAAGCGGAGATGTTCAAGGAGGCCTACAGGCACAGCTTGGCATACGACGCGAAGCTCTGGGCTGCCGCAAAGGGCCCCGACCGATCCATCACCGCCGCGCAGGCAATCGCCCAAGGTGCGTACATTCCAGGCCTCCTCGGCAAGCACCTCGGGGCACAGGCGTCTGCGAAAGCGGCTGCCGAGGCCGAGGTCAAGGCCGCTGCAGATGCCCTGGCTGCTTCCCTGGCCGCTTCGGCCGCTGCATGTGAGCGCAAAGCTCGCATGAAGTGGCGCTGGCAACAGATGTTCCAGTCCCTTATTCGCCTCGCGGCTCGCATGTGCGTCTCGATCTCTCTCGAGCACGCCATCGATATGCGATCCGCGACGAGGGACGACTACATCTTCGCCAAGGAGCGCTTCCAGCGCCGGTACATCCGCCATGCACGTATCCCTCAGCCGGGTGCCTTCGCCGACCTCGATGAGGCACACCAGGACTATCAGTTCTGGCGTAATGAGGTGGAGGTGCTGGAGCTGGAGTACATCGGCATGGGCTCCTTCGCCGCTACGTGGTGCCGCCGTGCTGCAAAGCGCGTGGCCTCTGCGAAGCCGAAGCCTGCACCTCGTCGCCAGCGGATCACCGCGGCCGCGCGCGAGGCCTTCCACGTCAGTGCCGTCCGTGCGCTCCCTGCCTACCTCAAGCCCGTCGATGCCTCTGCCTACACCAAACCGGTGGAGGAGATCGCCTCGGTGCGCTTTGGGAACCTGCCTCTCGCCGTCGGTGCGAAGCAGTGTGGGCAGCTACGCAAGGCCATCCGCGACTTCGTCGAGGAGCATCGCGGCGTCCTCGCCGAGTCGAAGGCAGGGGACGGTGCCATCTTCACTCCTCTCCGCAAGGGCGCGACCATCGGCTACGCCTTCGTCAAGTTCAGGGACGGTGCCTCGGCCACGGCCTTCCTTGCGCGCATGGAGCCCACACGGCTGTCGGCCATGGCGACCCTCGAGCCTGTGCTCGTCGACCCGGTCACGGGCACTCCCTCAGCGCTCTTCATCGAGCGTGCGGCCTCCGAGCACAAGACGAAGGCACAGATGGAGGCAGAGAAGGCCGCCAAGGCGAAGGGCGCAGCCCCTCCCCCTACGGCCGTCACTGCAGCCCGCGAGCGCATCATCGCCCTCATGAAGGCCGACGCGAAGGTCACCGCCACCGCTCCTCTCGTCCCGACTGTCCTCGGTGCAGCCTCCAAGGCGGCCAAGCAGGCAGCCGTCGATGAGGCGGAGGCAGTCATGAAGGCGAAGATCGATGCGATGTTCCCTGCCTCTCTCCCTTGCGTCACCGTTACCGCCAAGGCATTCGAGGTCAGCTTCGCCACCGTCGCCTCCAAGCCTGCCGCCAAGGCCGTCGAGGTCGTCTATGATCCCTTCCATACCGTCATCGCTGGCGAGACCTGGGGGATCTTCCACGATCGTAGCACAGAGATCGGGCAGGCACAGGCTGCACTCTCGGCTGCCCTCGAGGCCGAGGAGGCGAAGAAGGTGACCCTCGCTACCAAGCGTCGACGTGCCGCACGCGCCAAGCGCAACGCTGCACTGGCACCCGACGATGCATGGGGTCCCGAGGCCGACACGGACGACGAGGGCAAGGCACCTGCGAAGGCACCTGCACCTGCACCTGCACCTGCACCTGCACCTGCACCTGCACCTGCACTCAGTGTCCCTGGCTTCACCGTCCATGCGGTCATGGACATGCGCAATCGCCCCGCTATCTCCTACGAGGCCGCCTGCGCCGAGGCCGACGATGTGCTGGCCGCCCTCGCCTGCATGTAACAAGCAAAACAGAAAGAGCACCTAAAGAGCAAAAGAAAAAGAGCACCTAAAGAACAAAACAAAAAGAGCACCTAAAGAACCAAAGAACCCAAATAAAAAGAGCAAAAACAAAAAAACACAAAAAAAGAGCAAACACTCTTTTTTTATGAGGTTTTTTTCTGTACAGGGGGTACCTCTCATAAAATTGACCCTATTTAGCGCCGAGAAAAGGGTAGGCTCCGCAAAGCCTACCCCTTCTATCCATAGTTCAAATGTCCGTCGAATACCTGATGAGCATTTGCAAAGCAAGCCCCAAGGAGCTAGCGTACCAAATCGGGTTCGCCGTGCACCAGGGGCTTGCAGAAGATGAGGTCTGGGCTGCGCTAGAGCCCCTTCTCGACCATCGAATCATGGCCGAGGTCATCAGCCGTCTGGGCTCCATGAGGCGCCGAGACGCCGAAGAGGAGGCCGAGCTGCAACTTGTCACCACAGGCCATCCCCTGGCCATCCTCTCCCCCCGCCTGCATATCCTGATGCTGAGGGCGCTTCTGCGCAAACACCTGTTTGATGAGAACAGGATGCCGATTGCCCTCTTTATGGATCGGTTGCGTGAGATCTGGAACAATGAGGACACGGTGCACCAGATCCTGGGAATTGCAGACACCCTTGTGGATATCCCGTTCGGCCGACTTGCTGCCGAGTGGGACGAGCTGCTGGCGCTTATAGACCCCCATATGCCCTACCTGAATCAGGCAAGTGCATGGGCTTCCTCTGCTCCCAGCTGGACGGACGATGAGATCTACCGGTTTATCCGTTCCTCGACCGCCCACTGCCGTGAATGCGAAGAGCTTGCACTGTCGACTGTCGAAGAAGAGCGCATGGATCTCATTGGAGAACGGATCTGGCAGGCGCAGCTGGCGGAGGAGATGGTGGAGGGGGTGTACAGGGGCTACTAAAAGGCAGAAATGCAGAAAGCAGAAAGCAGAAAGCAGAAAAAGCAAAGAAAAGAGTGTTTTTTTCTGGATTTTATGAGAAAATACAGAAGTTATGCAGGTATCTGCAAATAAAATTGAAACTGTCTGCAGCCTACAAAACAGCTGCCCTGCTGACCCAGTAGAGAGCACCTTCACTGATATCCATATTTCCACCCTGAAAATGTCATTCGAAGATCAGATCTGGCACTGCTCCTTGGGGGAGAAGGTCTACTATAGCAAGTGGCACGCGGAAGAGCCCACCCTCTCCTTTCGAGAGATGCTCCGCATCATGGCCAAGGTGCGAGAAGAGCACGAGCAGGCGGAGTGGGAGCGGTACCAGGAGGACTGCGCCTACTACGACGAGGAGGAGCGGCGCTTATCGGCTGAAGAGGCAGAACGCTTCAAAGCAGAAGAGAAGGCCGCCGACGAGGAAGAGCTAGACGACGAACGTCGCCTCTACCTGAACGAACTCCTCTGGTCAGCCCAGGTAGAGGCTGAGCGCATGGCCTCCTATGGAGCGCCGCAACCTCCAGTCCCTGGCTGGGATGATGCCGAAGAGCCCATGGGGGAACCCATCGAACTCCCAGATGTGGCGCCAGAGCCAGAACTCGGCTTCATCGACTGGGGGTCAGCGAACAACAAACGCCTTCCTCCCCTTCGGGAGGAGCCAGAGCTGGTTGCAAAGCGCCGAGCGTGGGAGGCGGTGGAGGGAGAGGAGCTTCTGGCAGCGATTGAGGCTGCGCGGCATGCATAATACAGAAAACAGAACAAAAAAGACAAAAACACAAAAAAAGACCACTTGGTTTTTTTCTGCAAAAATTACGCCCCTCCTACGGAGGGGTGTTATTCGAGTTTATACTAGGCGGTACCATTATGAGGATTTGCCCTCTTTTTCGTAAAAGGTGCTAAAAAAATTTGAAAGTCAGCGCTCCAGCAAAGGAGGCGGGCGCCCAAGCATGCGCCCACACCTCTCTATCCATATTCAAACCTTCAGAATGGCTCATTCTACGAAGACACTGACGGAGACGGACTTGAAGGAGCTCGACCTGAGCACCCTCACCCATGCCGAGCGCGTCCGAGCGCTTCGCGGCATGCTGGACACACACGAGCCCACCTATCAGTGGGTTCAGAAGCCCCCTGTGCTCATCGCCTTTCTAGAGCGCCTCTATGCTACTCTGCCGAGCGAGCAGGATCAGGAGCCTCTCTGGCTCGCGGCTCGCATTATGACCGATCGTTCCATTGCAGAGTTCGAGCGCTGGATGGCCTATCACGAGACAAGGCGCCAGGAAGCCGCCGCCGATGCGGAGGACATGCCGAGCCGCTCAGACGCAAAGATCGAGGAGTACCTCTACACTCGGGTCGCGCACTGCGAGGACTGCGCAAAAATCGCCATGCGCAAGGTGCCCGAGGAGCGGCTGCAACCGATCTGGTACACTGTGAAGGCCATGCACATCGACGAAAAGGAGGATGAAATGGAGGCGCGCGCAAGTAAGTGGTAAAGTATACATACAAAAAACAAAAAACAAAAAGACAAGAGACACCTCTCTTGTCTTTTTGTTAGCCAAAATTTGAGGCCGATTACCCCTGTAGAACACGGCAAAATGCTCGAAGTAGCCAATCAGATTTACCGATCCACGAGAGATGAGATGGCGATGCCCTACATCTCCCCCTTCCTCTCTCTTCTTGTCGCCTTTCTCGTATTCCTTCTTGGTGGGCATTTCTGGCTCATGAGCTGTCTGGGCGCTCTTTCCTTGATCTGCATAGGGGTGTATAACAACCTTATGGATACAGCGCATATGGATGAATATAGGATTCGGCTGTACAGGTATTTAGATCTGCAGTATAGCAACAACAGCAACAATAACAACAGACGAAGCCCCCGTCTTGCCGAAAGAAAAATTGAAGAGAGGCCGCACTATGGAGAATAGTGCCCTCCATCCATACTATACCACAAAATGTCAACGACACCTGTGCTCTATACCGAGGCGCGCCGCAGAATCCGTTTGCCAATCGCATCCGTGTCCTTCCTCTGCTTACTGGGACTTTCCCTGGGCATGCTCGTCAGCCGCCATGAGTCGATCGCAGCCGTTGCAAGTGACTACGTCTGCAGCCAGATGGTCGTTCTGATCCTCGGCGGCCTCTACAACCTCTGCGTTCTCCAAAAAATCAATGCATTATACGAGGAACTCGTGGCATACCGCCGGCAGATGGACGAAATAAAATTGAAAAGGTGAGGTGCTCTCTTTTTTAGTCGCCCCTTGCTTCTTATCCATATTACTGCAATCCATCAACATGGCACTCGCTTGGTACCGTATCAAGGAAATTGCGTTGAAGGACTATGTGGGCTGCCTGAAGGAGGTGTATGCCGTCCTCGAGGGCAAGCACAAGAGCAAGGGCTGCGATGATGTGTTCCTGAGAACCATTCTCGCCGCACATTCGGGCATGTCCGCTGAGGCTTGGGGAGTTGCAGAAGAAAAGCGGCGGCACGAAAAGGCGCTGACCATGAAGATGGGCGACTTTCACGAAGAGCTCGCGGGCAAGTTCCCTGGCTACGCCACGTTGAAGCGGGGCGACGAAACGGGCTGCGATGTGCAGAAGCTCGACGGTTCGGAGATCTGGGAGTTCAAGAACCGCGACAACACTATGAATAGCAGTTCTGCGGAATCGGTGGTCGCGAAGCTCGTGGCAGAAGTTACCAAGGGCAAGAAGGCCTTCCTGGTGCTTATAAACTGCGAGAAGAAGACCGTGCCCAGACTCGGTGCACCGGCTTCGGTCACGGTGCTGAACGGCCGCCAAGCCTACGAGTACCTGTCCAAGCGCCCTACGTTCTTTGACGATCTGCAGGCTACCCTGGGCTACACCTTCGCTCATTATCCCACCTATGCGTCTCTTCTGGCCGCAATCTAA